AAAATTACCTTCATTCATTTGTTTTTCTCCATTTATGAAACTGTTACATCGGGACGAGATATTTGATCTCGATAATTACCTGTTCTTCGTTGCAATAAATTTCCTAGCTTCCGAGGGGCCGACCGTCGATTCCGACGATGAGCCGCCGGTAACGCTGCTTCTCTGTAGTATTTTAATCGCCCTGCCAACTGATTCTCTCCCTTCATTTCTGCGTATGCCTCACAAGCAGCTAGAATAGTCTCATCATAATGGGCACCCGCAGGATGAACATCTGTAGTAGCTGACAAAGCTGTGAAATATAATTCGTATGGAAACTCAACTGTATATTCACCACCGGGGGTAGGATAAACTACCAGTTCCCATCGACGAACAATACTGGATTTTCGAATAGCAGCCAGTGTCGGATATCCAGTCTGCGAACTTACATTCTCCCGCAGCCGCCGTATCATACCCTCTGAAGTCCATTGAATAGACGCTCCGGGATTCTCTCCGGCTGCATAACTAATCGGACCAAGATACTCACCGCCAAAGGTACTCGGCAGGGTATAGTTCCCATCGGCTGTAATGGTCATTGCGGCCCCGTCAGCCTCACCACTGGCGTCACCCGTAACAACCGCAACTAACGAACTAGTAACACTTGCGATAACGTAATTACGAGTAATTGTTACGGTATCTCCGTCAGCTTCACCGCTGGCATCACCATCAACAATAACCGTTGTGGTATCAGTGATTGTATTAACTACGTAACTATTACCGGTTGCGTCAAAGGTAATAGATTGTCCGACCGCGAAAACGCCCGAAAAGATAGTATCGTCTACGTCTATTACTGTCGTACCGTTAGCGGCGGTATACGTTGGTGTTCCATCAGCCGTACTCGTTACTGTAAATTTAAGGTTATGCCCGACCATTGAATCATGGAACATTCTCGCATGTACTGTCACGGTACTTGTCGCAACATAAACAGGTGCCCCGTTAGCGACACCGGAAGATGTAGACCATAGAACAATAGACGCTGTTGGTTGCTGACACCGCCAACCCTCCGGTGGGGCATCATTCAAAAGCATTCGAATACCGCCATTAACGTAATCTTGCATAGCATCTAATGTATATACATCAACCGGAGCTTGGGCAGCTTCATTACCAGCAGCACCATAATAAGCTACCCCGAGTTGGGATGCTATATGAGTTACTAACTCTGTGTACGTAAGGGCGTCCTCGGCCACTTTAATGTACTCCCTTGATTACTTTCTTTTTTGCTGATGCATAAAAGACACTTTTCCCGCGAATCTTACCATATTGTTTTATCATGGCCGCAAGAATTTTGGTTCCTTTCTCTGTCAACGGCATGATAATTTCCTTATAGGGGCGAGCCCGATTACTCGCCCCCAATATCGCCTGTCTCCAAAACTTTTAAGGTGAAACCTGAAGCATGAACAACGGACCAGCCGAAAAACCTTCATTAATGAGAAAACCAGCATTCTGTGTGAGATCAAACGCATCTACCGCACCTTCAGCCTGGATAGAGCCGTCATTACTAAAAACAGCCTGTCGCTGTTTATTTGCAGCTTGGAAACCAGCCGCTTGTGGGGCGAGCCAACATGGCCCCCAAGTCTGAACCCAAAAGTACATATTTGCGGCATCAACGTGAACAGCCGCTTTACCGGCCTTTGATTCAGTGGCATTTGCCACACCCTGTCGCAAATTAGCATACGGATTATAGAACAATTCCGCCGCCGTAGTACCAGCAATAACCTCATGGTCAAGTGAGGCATCCAGGTAAACGGTAATCTCAGCATTCAACGCAGAAGCAGGATTACCAACGATTCCCCGGAACTGTGTATCGCCGAGGCCACCGTCATGGAAAATAATAACATACCCACCACGAAGTTCATCTTCATCCAATGCGGCATGAGCCGCACCAGTAAACACGACCTCTTTATCACCAGCCACCTGTGCAACCTTAAGAGCTTCATACCCCTGAACTTCATCTTCAGCAAAGCCGCAACCCAAGTCAGGGTTAATCGCTGTAGAAGATTTTGCATAGCGAAATACCCGACCATCAGGAAGTGCGACCCGATCACCGAGATTATAGCCAGGATGCTTTACTAAGGAAGCCTGATACAAAAATTCCCAACTCACACCCGCTGCTGAACCCTCGACCAAACTAGCTGAATGGTCTAAGAGTTTTGTTCTCGCTTTGCCCTTTGCCATCTTAAAACTCCTTCTATTTCTATTATACTAATTCTTACGTCTGAACATGATGCAGAACGAACCCAGCCGTGCGACGGTTAATACAGAGAATGCAGCACCGACCGTCCACATAAACAACCAGAACAGTATGCTGAGTCGGCGACTTCATCGGTGCCTTTTCCTGCATCCAATACCCGTCCTGAACGACCGTCCGCATCTTCGACCAGTCAACCGTATAGATCGGGCTATCATCGTCCTCATCCAGGTAAGGAACGTAAACCACCGGATGCCCGTTGACAAACGGAACGCCGTTATCGTTAATTCGAACTCGCACACCGCCCATCAGATCGACGGGAGTGTTATTATCGTCCCGCTTATCGAGCAGATCACAAATTGCATCATACTCGTTACCGGGAGCATAAACCAGACGATCAATCTCTGAATCCTGGCCGGGATTCCGAACAAAACGAGGCGGGAAGAAACGTGTATGACGGAAAGCCTTACGGAACTTTTTCAGCAGCGAATTATCAACAACCGTATAAGTATCCGCATAGTTACGCCACTTCGACTCGACCGCTGCATCAAGGCCCGCACAAACCGTACCCGTATTCGTATCACCATAAACAATCGTCTGTCCGGCAAATCCAGACACTCCTGCCGTTGACTGTGCAGCCGTCAACTTATTCAGGTAATACGGCACACCATAGGGATATAGCTTATCCGTAGCACTCGTCGGAGTCTGCCAGCCACGTTCCTCAATAAGATCGGCCCAAGCCCACAGTGAATCAGCAACGCGGGTCTTAATCAGACTGATATAACCCTTCGTCGAATTCATCTGTGTCAGAAGCTCGACCTCATCCCAAGCATACTGCGTGGAAAGCTGCGTCCACGGCACGTCGATCTGCTTGTGAACGTGAGCTACGTTGACCTGATCCGTATCAAACATCTGGCGGAATCGAGCCTGACCCGTGTGATCCAGAACAACATTTCGCTTCACAGACGTACCACCATCAATCACCAGCTTCTTTTCCGCGAAAATTCGGTTGAACTCGTATCGCTGATAGGTCCACATCATCTCAAACCGATTTTTCGGGAGATCGGGCAGGGTTGTCCGTAACAAATCCAAATGATCTTCCATTGCAACGCCCATTGTTGAACTCCTTATCTCTTATTTCTTATTGCTTGTAATCTCGCGTCCGTGCGTTTTTCTAATTCTTTTTCCGAAATTTCCTGATTCTCGTCCGCCACAGAAGTTTGCTGATGCGAACTTTTTGTAGTCTTTGTTCGCTTTTTCATACTATCGCGGATACCCTGTCGAATACCCTCATCCCGCGTACCCTGCGAAACAATCGCAAACGCACGTTCTAGAGCATTCTGAGCCGTAATTTCTCTCCCGTGAGCAACGGCACCGGCTATAATAATATCCGCTTCAGCAAACAACTTTAAACGATTCTGCATTTGCTCATCAGTTACATCTTTAATCTCAGCCCCATAAGTTTCCCTATAGGGTTCCATCTCTTTACCTGTGAGAAAATCCTGTGTAACCGTAACCAGAGCATCTTCTTGCGTATCTTGCACAAATTTCTCTGATTTCGTGAGTTTTTCAGTCGCGGCATTCACCCGGTCAATCATAGCATTAAGTGGAGTAGTTAAAGCATTAATTAAATCCTCGCTTCCGGGATGTTCCTCGACTAATGCTTTAGCATCATAGTGGGGGAGAACGTCTGAAGTTTTTTTATCTTCGCCTTTATCTCCCTCGGATGCTTTTTGCCCGGCTTCCTTCAACAATCTACCACGCTCTGAAAAAAGTGAATTCTCTCTCTGCCAATCATCAAAAACCTCTCCTAGTTTTTCAACGGCCTCATCGGGCTTGGTCTCAAGATAATGATCTATTTCCTCATTAGCCCAACCACGGGCCAAAGCAGCCCGTCTATGACCAACCGGAAGAATCGGAGAATCGTCTTTCTTCGAATCTGTATCTTCTTTTTCATCCGTTTGATCTGTTTTTTCCTCGGTTACTTCTGTAGAATCATCATCTTTTACTGATTCCTCACCACGCATCTCGGCCATCTTCGTTTCGAGAGCAGCAAGGGTTGAGGCTTCCATTTCGGAATCCGCAGCTTGATCTGCCCCGTCCACTTTTTTTTCCTCATCAACCATTGTTTTCTCCTTTGACCGCTGCCGTTTCCGGGGTAGGGGTCAATAAGTTAAAAACTATTACAATCTACAAAACCTCTTGCTTTAAGATAAGCCCGTTTCTGCCCCAAACTCTTAAATACCGGTCGAGCAGATCGAGCATGATCCACGACTACTTCTATATTCGGAAACCGCTTTCGATGTGCATCGAGATCAATTGCATCAAAAGCCATACTATCACTGACAATTGGTTCTTTATAATCACTACGTACTGCACTATGCTCTGTAATGAGATCACGACTCATTTGTTTGCCACACTTACATATTTCCGGCAAAGCGTAGTCTTTCATCAGACGAAAAACTTCGCTCGACTCACCGCATTCTAAACATTTAAAACAATAGTTCGGCATTACATCGTCCTTATTGGTAGATCAGCCTGTCCCTGATTCGCCCCTACCTGAGCTTCTTGTCTCTGTTGAGTCGGAGCAGCAGGAGAGGTTTTACCCATAACACCCTGATTCTGTTGCACGGCGGCCATAGACGCCGCTCCCCCGGAATTTTGAGGTTGCGGTCCCTGTCGGGCAGCCATCATCATTGAAGCAATCAACTCTGGACTCTGGAAAATCTCATCAATCCAGTCAATATTCATCATTTTTGCAATACGTGTAACATATCGTTGGAAACTAAACGGCGTTCCCATTTGGGCACAAATTTGAGCCGCTGCCGCAGCCGCCGGGATAATCCGAACTGTAAGAATTTCCATCTGCTGCAACCGTAACTGCCAGTTAATCGGGGCCATACTGTCTTGTTCAATATTGAACGCAAAATCTAGAAAATCGCCCCGCCGTGCTTCGGGTGTCAAAAATACCTGAGTCTCCTGAGTTCGGGCAGGACTAATCATCCGTATTTCTTCAGCCGTAGTATCATATTCAGCAGGGATAGTCTCTCGCTGAATAAGCGGCAGTTTAATAATCGGATCAGTATGAAGATACCAAGCACACTTCCGTAAAATTTCCTGCGTGGTTCCGTATAATTTATCCTTCATGTAAGTAATACCGGTCGCTGCACCTTGACTTAAAATATTTGCAACAGTAGCTACACCGGTGTCTAGTTTCGTACCGGCAAGCATAGAAGTATTACCGCTAAATTGATCAAACCATCCTAAAAGTTGAGCAATCATCTGCTCGTTCTTTGGGTTCTGTCCCGCAATCGAAAACATTCTAGCACTATTTGGATCATCCATCGCAACGACATCTAAATTTTTTGCATCCACAACTTCCTGAGCATCGTCCGCATTTTGTCGTTGATAACCCAAAATATCTTTCTGTGCCTCAGCCTGATCCAATGTCTTTTTTGCAATTCGATTACCGATAGTATGGAGATCATGCCATACCCCGGCAAGTTGTACCGGGACCGGATTATCGGGTACGGGCGGCGTCAATGACAGCATTTCATAAGGTCCGTCACTCGGCCCACCATACGTTTCCTCTCGCAAGAATTTTCCGCCTGTTGAATTAACGTATGGTAGCGTAACTAAGACATTCGGACCACGTAGCCACAACTCCAGCAAATCTATTGAATCATGTAGTTTTTCTGTTAGCCGCTGATTATATTGTCCCGCCGATAAATTACGCACACCCTTTGGACTTCCGAATTCCATATCAGCAGAAGATGGAAGTCGCTCGATTATCGCATTATCATACAACCCCGATTCAAGTATTTCTCCCCGATCCACCCGTATTCTTTCGCCGAGGAACGGTGCCGTTTCCAACCGCCGTGTAATAGGATCGAAAGTAAAATTGTCGAAATCCACCGTGTCAATATTCAGTTGACCGGGATCAACAGCTTCCTCACCGAAATAAATCAAAGAATCTGAAGTGACCAGACTAATCTTGAAAATACCCATCGTAAAGATAGCATCTACAAGACCCCGCTGTAAAGTATCCGGTAACTTTAATTTCTTCGACATATAGTTCAAAGCTAATGCCAATAATTCGCCGTATGAGCGATACATAAGATAATCTGACCCGACAACTACAGTGGGATTTCGGGTAACAAGATTAGGCACCAACGCCCGAATAGCGGTAAATGCCAGATTCAACGGTTCCGCCCCAATCTCACCGAAATCTTTGCTGTAGTATTGCCCGGTATAACTACGAATAAACATTAATCGAGCCGCCCGGAAATTCTTGAGGCGTCTGAAGCCATTAACTGCCGCTTCCTGCAATGTTCGAGCAGCATAATTCATAATTTACCCCTGAAACCTACGAAAATCGAAGGTTCGATTCAATTGTAGTTCTTTTCGCTTCCGTTTCCATGTTTGAAACCGCCCACCAAATGAATTCTGAGGGGCTTCTAGTACCTTCGGTGTTCGTACATAGGATTCTTGCATTCCTTTGTGGCAAAGAGCATCGGCAATAACCCTATCGCCGTGTGTTTTTCGGGCTGAGGCACTTTCCTCTTGCATATAGGCCGGTCCAATTCCCCCGCCCGCAAAATTAACATAGGTTTCCGCTTCATTTAAAGCTTTTATCGAGGGATTAATAAATGTTCCATGAGCCAATGCTCGACGATACTCACTCAATAATTCGCCTTTTTTATCGGGGTTTGAATGCCAGCCATATTTTCTTGGTCTTATCGTTCCAATTTTATTAACAGCGTGACGATCTAAATAATAACTCGGATACTGCAATTCTCGAACCATCATCTTCCCGAAATAAATACCCGGATCGCCATTAGCTTCCCAAATTATGAAAGGCCGGTGCCCTCGCTGCGAACCGCCAAACCAAATCCCCGAAGCCGCCGCAATTAACGCAAAATCATGCGGAGCAAAGTTCGCACTTGTCCATTCCGCGACCTTTCGCCGTGTTTGCACACACCCGACCGAAATAACTGAATTACTTGCTCCCATACCCTTACTGATATCAATCCCAAACACATAATCCAGAGTTTGATCCGGGCGACCATTCACTAAATGCATGAAAAACACCCACGGACCGTTCACCATACGTCGAGTGTCAATCGTTTCGATCTGATTCCGACGAATAATACTCGACATTTGCTTGATTGCTATATCCCGTTTAAACGCAATGTGAAACCCCGCTATAACGGGTGGTTTGGAAGCAAATAGTTTCATATGTTTCGCAATCGTTGCCGGTTCAAAGAATGTTTCACCCGAACCGATATGATCCATATCCAATTCAATAGCGACTTCCTTGGGAGTTCGTAACATACACTCTTTATCATACCAAGGAGATCGAATTTTTGTAATTCCGGTGCTTTCGTCCATCACATAATGACGGCCAATGCCCTTCTCCGGGTGTTCCCACCAGGGCATAATAAAAACTTTTACATCCCCACTCAATCGCCACATCGAAAAAGCTGTTCCCGCTCCATTCGGGGTACTATTCGCCAAGCGGCAGGCAGTTACGTCGCGTGTGGACCGTTTAATTGCTTCACCCTCAGCCATCTTCGCCATCTCGTCAAGCAGAATCGCCGTCCGTCTGTCTGAACTACCTGCCGTAGCGTTCGCAGATTCCCCATCAATTCGTGAGCGATTATTCAGGTTCGTCAAATGCATGGTCGTTCTAGTATGAATAGGCAGCATCCAGTTCGGTAACCACATCGAGATATAATCAATTTTACCGAACAACGTACCCGGATCAGCGGGATTGGATAAACCCTTCTTGCCCGCAGAATCCACGCAATCTTCTTTACGAGACAATAACAAAAAACTACGATCTTTTTCAAAAAGCCATTTTTTATAAATCACAACTACGTGATCCCAGGTTGCTCCTTGGTCTCTTGATTTATCAGTCAGAAGATCATATCCATCATCAATTGCCGTCTCTATCTCAGTTAAATGCTGATCCTGAATTGCCCATGTGACAAACGGAACGTGGGCTTCTTGCGACGTACATTGTCGAACTATTCCATCGGAATCTGTTTT